GTCGGCCCGGCCGACTTGTCGAGCATGGCGATCCGAAGCGCGGAGATCTCCGTCTCCGTCGCAGCGATCTCTTCGCGCGTTTGCGCGAGTGCACCTTTGATGGCGATGAGGCCCGTAATCGCTGCTTGTGTTTCGCCAATTCGCGCGAGCTCGTCCGCGAGCGGTGAGAGCTTCTCGTCTGCGTCAGCGCCCGTCTTGGCCAGCTGGCGCAGAACTGCCTCCAGCTTGGCGACACCTTCGTCGCCGGCCGTATCGAAGACGATCTGAAATAGCTCTTGCAGCTTGTCGCCCATCAGCTTCTACCCGCCACTTTGTAGAGACGCCGCACTTCGGTGACATAGAACGCGATGAGCTGCGCCTTGAGCTTGTCCGCGATGCCGTGGTTGTCGACGATGTTTCCATCGGCGTCTCGCCCGGTGATCATCTGGAACGTCGATCGACCGCGAACGATCTGCACCGGACCGCGCGCAACGCGCTTGCCCCCTTTCGCTTTGCGAACACGGATACTGCGCAGGCCTTGGATCGTCGCGATGAACGCGCCGGCATACGTCTTCATCTGCCCGACTAGAATCGAGGCAGTCGCACCGATCGAGCGGCGGCCTGCCCATTTGCCGGCGAAATCGATCAGCGCAAACCGCCGCGTGCTCGCATCGACGTGCAGCGTCTGCCCATCCATTCGCGTCTTGACCTTGTCCGTGAGCTTGCTCGGCTTGATTGAATAGGCGGCGGTGATAAGCACCTTCGCGAGTGGCGATGCCTTGCGCGATGTGGAGACGGCAGCGCGACGCGCAGCCTGGTCCACCCGACGCACAGTCGCGCCCACCGCATCGGCCAGCGCGTATTGATTGTCCGCGCGCTTCCCATTGATGAAGATCTTGACGACGCGCCGTCCAAGGTTTTGATGCGTACCGGCCACCCGATCCCCCTCGCTATCGCTATGTCGAAGACCACGAGGCCGGACCACCATGCGGCAATCCGGCCTCGCTTTGACTTCGACGATCGGTCACCCGTTCAGGCGGCCTTCGTGTACTGCTTGACGCGATACGATTCGGTCTTACCCTCGGGCGTGACGAGGTTGCCCTTGAGCGTGACGGTGATCGGATCAGACGAGAACAGATCCACGTCGCCGTCGTTGCTGAGGTTCGCCTGGTAGATCTCGATGTCGATGTCGGACTGGTCCGGGCGGTTCAGCATGTCGCCGGTGATGTAGAAGTTCTCGGTCGGCTTGACTCCACCACGAATGTCGACGAGCTCGTATGCCACATAGGTGTACGTGACATGCACGGTGGAATTCGCAGTGATCGAACCACCGGCCTTCGGGGTTATCAGGCCTCGAGACAAGTCGATCGTGTAGTCGGCGCCGACGTCATATGTCGTCGCGTCGTCAGCGCTCTTTACGACCGGCGCGGCCGGTGTGTTCGTGAGGTAGCGATGCGCGAGCTTGACCGGCACGCCGAGCGCACCCAGCACGACGACCTCGGCCGTTGCCGTACCGGCCGACACTGCGGTGATAGCCGCATCTCCGTAAAACATGCGCGCCAGGATGGCAGCAGGGATCGCCACGAGCGTCAGAGAAATCGACGACACTCCCGGATCCTGATCCGAATAGATCACTGCGTTGTATCGCTGGCGGCGCTTGCTCTTGACCGTACGCTCGTCGCCGGCGGTATAGCTGAAGATGCTGCCGCTGGCTTCGACCGGGATGTTGCCGTACAGGTCCGTCGGGTCGGGGTTGATAGCCGTCTTGACCGCCGTGACGATATCCAGCTGGAACAGCCGGATGTCGCCTTCAAACTGCATCACTTTGTTGCTCATGGTTTCCTCACTGCGCGGTGGGTTTGCGCTCGGTCAGGTTCACCCGCGCGGTGACCTGGGCGACGATGACGGGGAATCCTTCGGGGCGACGCAAGATCGACGTGCCGTTGAGGGCCAGCTTGCCGGCACCTACCGGGAAACCGATGCTGCTTTCCGGCAGCGCTTCGAGCAGATCGGCGAGGCCGTTGTGTGCCAGCTTCCACGCGCCACCCAACTTCGCAGGAATGGCGAACTCGATCGTGAGGTTCGGCAAGCGCGTGCGGATGGTTCGGCTGGACGTCGCGGCATCGATCGGCATATCGAGTGTGCCGAGAAAAAGCCACGAGCCTGGCTTGTCGTTGACATTGGCGTAGTCGTCCTCGAGCGAAATCGCCTTACCGAGATCCGTGCGCCAACCGTTCGCGATCTGCACGACGGACAACAGGTCTGAGAGCTTCTCGAGAAACTGCCAGCTGAGAGCGTCAGGGCGTGCCACGCATCACCACCCATTGACTGTCGGACGCGGATTGCCACTCCGGATTCGGCACTTCCAGCGTGAACGTGTCACCGAAAATTCGATGCGGCTGATGGAGCACGAGGACGCCGCGGCGCGCGGGAATAACCTCGGCCAGCAAAAAGATCGCAGTGATGCGTTCGCCTATGAACGTCGCCGTATCGCCCGCTTGCTGGCCACCGAATTCCATGCAAACGTTGCACGGCAATGCCGCCGGCGTCGGGTTGTCTACCGTCGCGGGCGGCGTGTAATCGGCGGGCTCGAAAACGCCGTTGTCCGCCAGCAGCGCGGCAACGTCGGCGCAGAGCTCATCGCGAACAGCGTCGCTCACGGATTGACGCCTCCGCCCGCGGCCACCCACGCACGGCCCGCAGCCTTGTCGGCGTTGCACATGTCGAGCGCGTCGGCCTCCGCGTCACCGCGATCGATGAGCTGCGGATTGCACAGCACGAATTCCCCGGCGATCGAACACAACGGGATCGGCGGCGGCGGATGCGGCGTCGGCGCGAGATACTCGGCCGGGACGTATTCCTTTTTCGACACGGGCACCCTAATGGTTTCCGCCCGTGTGACGACCTTGGGTAAGCACCCGGCTGACAGCAGGGCATACAGGCTGAGCAGCCCAAGCCACGCAATCTGGTTGACGTTTCGCATCTTCGAGATCCTTCGCGCGATCGGCGCGGTAGGCAGTGAGGGCGGCGCGCGCGGCGTCGCGGTCGGTGGTGGCACGCTGATTCGCCGCCATGACATCGGCGATTTGGTCCTCGCCAACGCAAGCCCATAGCGCCTGGTTCTGCTCGACGCTAGCCGCATTGAGCGACGCGTTTGCATCGCTGCAGCGATCGGTTTGGCCTTCGACGCGTGTGACTTCGATTCCGTTGTGACGCCACAGCCAGGCGTTGCCGGCGAGAGACAGCACGAGCGCGGCTGCGAGGGTCGCAATGATCGCGAGCTGGTTCATGGCGTGTCGTCCTCGCGCTTGCGTTCCTGGACCCGCTCCCAGCTGAGACGGTAAGCGAGGCCTGGGAACCGCCAGCAAACAATGGCCTTCAACCCCGTATAGGCCGTCGGCGCCGACATGCCGATGATCAACGCGTACACGACGCCATGCGCCGATGTCGGCGGCCACAGAACAAATGCGACAAGTCCACCGACCAGGATCGCGATCGTCTGCGTGAAACGCTTGACGTGTGTCACGCTCCAAGCGGCCGGCAGCAGTTGCTTGACGAGCTGTGTGATCGTGAGCGCGGCGAACCAACCCACCAGCCAAGCGATAATGCTGGGATGCGTCTCGATCCAGAGCACGCTGCGCTCGAGCGCTTGCAGCAGCTCGATCATGCGACCCCCGCGCCTTTCATGCCTTCGCGCACATCCGCGTCGACCCACACAGCGCTGCGGTCTTCGTGATGAGCCATCGCGATCAGAACCGAACGCAGCATCTCTGGCGAGCGAAGATCGATGACCTGGTCGGGATTGACGCCGACATGCAATGCGACGTCGTCGACGTACGCATCAACGTTGTTCTCCGTCGCCGGCGCCCAGCGCGAGACCAGAGCGCGGATCGTGCGCAGCTTGTACTGTTCCTGGTAGCGCAGAAGAATCTTCGAGGCGCAGCGAAAGCCGAACTTCGGATGCGTGAAGCTGCAGAAGTCCGGGTCGTTCTGATCGACCGTGAGGCCGATCCAGTCGTCACCCGTGCGACGCACGTTGAGCGGATTGTTGTTGCGTACGGCGCGGTCGGACACGTATTCACCCCTGAACACTGTTGAAAAAACTGCGCCTTGAAGCACTCGATGAAGCGGCTCTCGAATCCCGTCGCATCGCCGTGGCGATCGTTGCGCGGGCCCGGTTCCACCGGATGCTCAAGGCGCAGTCCCTGACGAGGTCTATCAGCCCGCGGACGGCGTCAGCGGCAAGCCGTCGCCGACACTGACTTCGGCGGCCGTCGCTTCCGGCAGCGAGAACTCGAACGCGCCGCTGGCCACGAGATCACGCTCGGCATCACTGCGATCGGCATCGCCGGTCGCCGTGATCGTGGTCGTGACGACGCCCGTCGGCGCACCGTTCGCTTCGACGAAGTCGCGATTGATGATGAGGATCTGCGTGAGGTTCGGATCGAAGCCCGCCTCATCCGGAAAGTTCGTCGGGTCCGGCGCGCGGAACGTGCCGGCTTCGGGCGGGTCGACAGCGAAGCGTGCCGCGCCGTCGATCGGCTCGGCGTTGCCGTCTTCGTCGACGGGCTTGAACGTGACCGGGTAACGCTTGTTGGTGAAGAGACGCATCAGAGAAGCTCCTTCGGCAAACTCGCGAGAGGGAAACCAGACGCGCAGGCGAGCGCTGCGTCGACGTGGCTGGGGATGGTCGTGGCCCCCTGCCATGACCAGCAGGCACCACACGGCAACGAGCAGAACTACGATCGTGACTCCGCGGAATCCGTCGACGAGACCGGCGACGAGGAGCACAAGGCAGGCGGCCGCGATGCGCGCGGTGCGATTCGAGATATTCATTGCGTGGTCGACTCCTTCGGCAAACCGCGGAGGACGCCGGTTCGCATGGCATTACAAAGAGCGATCGCGCGGCGTCGCTCGTCGAGCGTGTGCCCCACGTGCGTCGGCCAGTCGCTCAACAAGATTTGGTCGGCGGCTTCGATGTAGTCACGACGGCGCAGGGCATCCCACAGCCCGTGCATCGCGCGCACGCGATCGAGACCGAGCACCATTGCGACGTTCGCGATCACTGCTTGTCGGATTTCGCAAAGATCCTGGACACCCCAAAGCAATCCACGCAGTGAGATGAGGACCTTGCGCACGTCGTTGGCCAGCAAGTAGTCGGCCTCGACACGGGAGATGCCATCGCGCTCGACGCGGCGATCAAAGCCCAGCATCAGTACCCCCGCCGCATCACGCGCGGGCATCGATCTGAACGGCGAATACTGCTTGTACAGGGACTCTGCGAGTCTCTGCGCGTGCGCCTCGCGCATGGCGAGTGTGTGCGCGAGGTGTTCATCGGACACCGCTGCCTCCCTGCGCCCGGCAGCACGCGCATGCGAGATCAACGTCGCGGCGCGCGTCTGCCTTGATTTCCGCTCGGAGCTTTTCGTGCTCCTCGTGATGCTTGTCGTTGCTGCCGCTGGCGAAGTTGAGCGCCCCGAGCGCGAGCGCAGCGAGTGCGCCCAGGCTGGTGATCCAGCCTGGTGCGCCATGCTTGCCGAGCTCGGGGCTGCTCACGTCGATCAGGGCGTCAGCGTGGAGTTGCCGCGCGTCAGAACGACACGGCAGGTCGTCTCGCCGTTGGCACCAGCAGCGGCCGCGACCGCCGCGCCCATGATGTCGCCCGATCCCGGCGTCGCCGCCGAATCATCGAACTGGCCGGCCGACACGTCCCACAGCAACTTCTCGCCCGCGACGAACACGGCGCCGGGAACCTTGGGCACCGTGAATTCGCCTTCCATCTCGAGCGTGCCCTGCACGCCATTCGCCGTGTCGGCTACCAGCACGCCGAGCGAATGGGACTGTTTTACGACGGTGCCGCCGGCGACGAGTGAACCGGTGGCGTTGGTCCACGGCATCGTCTTGCCGTCACTAACCTTATTCTTCATTTCCGAGAGTCCTCAACTTTGGGAATCGCGAGTGCAGCGTCCCTGCCGCACCCGGATTCAGGGGGAGAGTTACGCGCCGGCGTTCTTGAACAGGCCGCGCCAGTCGATCGCCTTCGCGCCGAAGACGTGACGGCACTTCACCTGCAGGCCGTCGACCTCGAAGCCGTTGCGCGTCTCGGTGAAGACGCCCTCGTTCCCTTCGAGATAGGCAAACTCGACCGTGTCGACGGTCGACGGATCCGCGGCGCCGTACCATGCTGTCGCGCTGGCATCGTGGAGGCGCGGTTCTACGATCGGCGTCAGCGTCGGACCAACGACGTTGACGTCGATGTTCTTGTTCGGCAGCACGGTTGCGTTCGTGACGCGCAGCGCGGTCTCTTCCAGATCCGGCGGCACGATCAAGAACTTCGGACGGACCGTGATGTAGCGGCCCTCGATGCCCTTCTGCAGCAGCATCAGCTTGCGCATTTCCGCGAGCGGATTGGGAAGCGTCGGATCCAATGCGTTGGCAAGCGGAGCGCCCGTACCGACGTTCCCGTGAGTCGCGTTGAAGAGCGCAACGCCGTCGGCCATGTTCGCGTTCGCATTGATCAACGCGTAGACGATGTCCGATTCCAGATCCGCCGCCGACGCGCCGAAGGCCTGCGGAACACGCGTTAGCGCGTCGAGGTCGTCGTTGATGATCGTTTCCCACGTGATGCCGACGATGCGCCCGTACTTCTGGACGGCGTACTTTTCCGCGCCGTCGCCGATGCTGCCGTACTCGTACTCCGCGCCTTCGAGGACGCGCAGCAGATTCGGAGCCCCGCCGAGCTGCGCGCGGCTGATCTGCTTGAAGTCCGGCAGCGTGGCCTGGCGCGAGAACGGCACGAACGTGCGCTGCGAGCCCGCATAACCCGCGCGCAGCGTCTTCGTGATGATGTTCTCGAGGATGTTCGGAAAGTCGCTCGTCGAAAGCGCCTTGACGGCGATCTCGTTGCGCGACAACCCACGCGTACGGACACCCGTCCGCTCCACGCAGTCGCGCGCCAGGTCGACGAGCGTGAAGCCGCGAAAGCCTTGCGAGCGTTCATCGAGCTTGTGTGCGCTCGGGTTCGAGCGATGCAGGACGGCCTGCACCGCGCCCTCGCGGTAATTCTTCGTCTCGTCCTGATTGCCAGGCTCGACGCGACCTTGCCCCTTGCTCAGCGGCTCGGTTGTGCTGCCAAGGCGGTCGAGCAGCTTGATGCCCGCCGCCTCCGGCGTACAGTCGTGATCGTCCTCGCACTCCTGAAGAAGAGCATTGAGCTTCTTCTGGTCGAGATCATCGCGCGTCATGAAGGGCGCGAATCGGTTGCGGATGGAATCCCGGCGCTGCTTGTCGGCAGCCAGGACCGCTTTGCGCTCCTGGGCGATAGCTTCCGGCGTCTTGTCGGGCATTTCGAGTTCCTCGGGTTTGGTTGATGCGGCCGGAGCGGCCGGGGTCGTCGGCGGGTCGGCCGAATTCTTGAGTTGCGCGGACAGTGCTTCATGCAGGCGAGCGATGACCTTCTCGCTCTCCGTCGAAGCGGACGTCTGGAAAATGATCTCGAGCGCAGATTGAAAGCCCGGCCTTGCTGTCGCAGGCGGTGCCGCGGCGGGCGTCGGCACGGAGCCTTTCGGCACGCGACCGCGCAACGCTGCAGCGATGACCAGGTTCGCCGTCGCAGGCGCCGCACTCGCAATGCTCGTTGCGTAGCGCTGAAGCAAACCGCTCGCGAAGGCGCGCGCCTGATCGTCCGGCTCGTCGGCGTTCGGATCGATGGTCTCGTCCGCAAAGCCTTCCTCGACCGCCTGCGTGCCGGTGTAGTAGTGGTCCTGACCGTCCTGCAACAACGTGAGCACGTCGGCCCGCGCCTTGCCGGACTTCTTCACGTACGCCTGCGCCATCGCATCGGCGTACGTGTCGAGCACATTCGCGAATTCGCGCATGTCTTTCGCGTTGCCGACCACGCCGCTCCACGGCGCATGGATCATGAAGATGGATTCGGGTGGCATCTGCACGGTGTCACCCGCCATCGCGATCAGCGAGGCGATCGACATCGCGACACCGTCGACCGTCACCGCCTTCGTGGCCTTGTGTCGCTTGAGCGCGTTGTAGATGGCGAGGCCGTCCGACACGCTGCCGCCGTAGCTGTTGATGCGGACGTTGATCTGCGTGACGCTGTCGTCGAGCGCGATCAGCTGCTGCACAACGGATGCCGCTGTGACGGAATCACCCCACCACGAGTCGCCGATATCGCCATAGATCAGCAGCTCGTATTCGCCGGCCGCCGCGCTCGGCTTCAGCGAGATCACGGACGGGATGGTCGGCATGCCCTGGGCATGCCTGAGATTCGCGCGCACGGCGGCGGCTATCGGCGAACGTTTCGGCATCGTAATGACCTCAGCGGAGTTGTTGGTCTCGTCGGAGGCGGGAGCGCCATCGGCGAGATCGGGAAGGGAAGTTCCGCCGGGGCGTGCTTGCGTGAGGCCCGCGGCGCTGGTGAGCTTCGCGTCGCTGTCGAACACGAGGCCCATCTCCTCGGCCAGCTTGCGTGCGCGTGCGATCTGCTCGTAAACGTCCTGCAGGCGACCGCCGCGCTCGGCGATGATGTTCTGATCGGACTCGAACCCCGCGCGCACCAACGTGCGCGCCGCGACGGCCTCTTTGTAGGGATCGATCCAGGGCATCTTCGGTCCGCGATACGCAGCCTGTGCGATCGTCTCGGGACGAATGCCGGCGGGCACTTTCACGCGACCTGAGAGCACTGCCATCGCAACGAAGCGCTCCCACGTGGGAAGCACAAAGCGAAAAATGAAACGGCTCGACAGGATGCGGTAGTCGTCCCAGCCCTCGACGAGCTCTTGGCGCTGCGAGGAATACGTCCCGTTGTAGTCGCGCGAGATGGTCGAGTACGTCGTCCCGATACCTGCGGCGGCAGCGCGGAGTTGGCCCTGACGGAAAGCCTCGAGTCCGGTGTTCGGGCGGTTGGCGTTGAGCATTTGCAGCTCTTCGCCGGGCAGCGTCTGATCGAAGATGGCGCCCGCCTCAATCTCGAATTTGCGCTGGACCGGTTTGCCATCGGCGCCCATTTGCTCCTGCGGCGCGACGAAGTCGGTCATGTTGACGTCGCGCTTGACGTACGCCGCGATCGCGGCCGCGATGCGCGCGGCAATGCGTTCGCTTTCCTCGTAATCCTTGATGTCATCAAGGCGCGTGATCGCACTCGCGAATTGACTGATGCCACGCAGGCCACTGAGCCGATCGCGAATAGCAAGGTGCAATATCCGCGCTGCTGGAACGCGCTTGAGCGCGGTCTCGGAGAACGTCACGAAGCCGCGCCCGTTCCCCGGATGAAACTTGTAGAAGTAGTACGCAAGGGGCTGACCCCAGGCGTTCCGCTCGATGCCGCCGTCGATCGTCGGTGTGTCGTTCGCGTAATCGATCGGACAGACATCCGGTTCGAGTAGCTCCAACGCGAACGGCACTTCGCCCGGAAAGGCGTACGGCGCCGCGTAGCCCTCGACCATCTGGCCGAACACTTCGCCGTCGCGCAGCCAAGTCCGACCGGCGAGCTGCTGGGCCTCGATCCACGTCATGGTCTGCGTGACTTCTGGCTTCGCGCACCATTCGCGATGGGCGTTGATCAAGTCCCTTGCGAAATCGTCGTCGATCGTGTCGTCGGCTTTGCGCGGCTGAGGTTCGATGCTGATGCCGTTGGGTCCGACGACGTTGCGCACGAGCGCATTCAAAGCACCGCGGAAAATATCGTGGTTGCGCTCCAGGTCCCGTGCGATCGCGCGGCACGTCGCAGCGTCGCGAACAACTTGAGCTTCGCCGGTGCTGTTGTCGCGATACCCTCGGCCCTTGCGCGGCTTCGTGGCCGCCTCATACCGCGCGAGTGCTTCGCGAAATTGCATGCGCATGTACGCACGACGCGGCGAGAACGTTGCGACAACGCGATCGGTAAACGTCATCCGCGGCGGTTTTCCGCTCATCGGTTGCGATTGCAGAAGACGGCGGTGGCGTACCGAAGGCTGGATCCGCCGCTGCGTTCCAACGTGAGTTGCGTCTGCAGTTGCGTGATGGCCTTGCGGATCTCGGCCAGCTCTGCGTTGTCGCGGCTGTAGTTGCCTACGCTACCGCGCTGGCCACGCTGGAGGATCTTGGCCTCGGCGGCGTAGTAGGCGTCCAGGCGTTCTTGGGTGGTCGGCATGGACGCGGACAATATGCGCCCATGCGGTCAAAAGTCAGGAAGGAACGTTTGACTTTGTAGAGCCCGCTTTCCGATCGCGCACGCGCTTGCTCGGATGATGGTAGTAAGCCATCTGCTTGCTGCAGCCGTGCCGCTGCATGATCTCGCCGATGCCGAGACCTCGCTGCCAATCTTCGGCGATACGAACACCGTCGATCTTGCGCCGCGCCGGCATCGCGACGTCGACGCCGGCCAGCAACGCTTTCCAGACGTCGCAAAGATGATCGGCAGCCTGCAGCGCTTGCGCAGGCGGTGTGCCGATAAGTACTTCGCGGATCGCCATCGCGAAGGCCTCGCGCAACTTCGGAACCACGTCGTCGGCCCTGACTCGGTCACTCATGTTCGTCCCCATCCTCGCTGGTTGTTACTGCCATCGTTCCAGCCGCGGCGGGCCGGCGAACTCAATTGAGAGTGGTCGACTCGATCGACCTTCTTTGTTTCACGCGGAACATCGGCCGCGGCGGTGACGACGACGTCGGCATGTTTGGGATCCGGCGCCGGCGGCTCCGATGCGAACAGATCCTGGGGCGGCTCATACTTCGCTTCGAGCGCTGCCCATTGCGGCTCGCGAACCGTGTCGATCTTTACCGCAGGCGCGAGCGAAGCCCACAGCGCGTAAACGAGCGTGTCGAGCGGTTCATTGCGTGCGCCGCGCGGTGTGATCCATTGCTTGGCTTCGAGGTCGAAGTATTCGCAAGTGAGCCCCTTGTAATACGTCGGAGGCAACGCGCCCGCATCGGGCCGAATCGGATCAAAGGGCTCGCCGCGGCCGCCAGGGAAGCGAAGCATGCGTGCGTCGATATCTTCCGCCTCGCCGCTCCGCTCGGCCTCAGCCTTCGCCACGACGGCGGAAGACAGCCATCCGAAGATGATGTGCTTCAGCACGCTGGTACCGACGCCCCAAACGCCGACGCTCTTGGCTATCGTTTTGTCGCGCGCGTTGACTTCGCTCTTGAGTGGCCGATACACCGCACGTTCGGATTTCTTTTCCGAACGCCCACGCGTGAGATAGATCGCTTGCTTCCGATACTCGTCGCCGATCTTCACCATGCGCGTGTGTCCGGACTGCGTGACTTTCGACTTGACCCATTGCGCAACCATCTCCGACCAGTTGCCGCCGTCGATCGAGAGCGACGTGATGTGCAGGTTTCGATGGCAACAATTCACCCACGCGCGTTGGAGGAAGGTATCGAGCTCGCTATATCCGTCGGGACGAGACGGATCGCCGTCCAGCACGACGTAGTCCACGATGCGAGCGCGTTGCCCTCGGCCGTGGCCGAGCACCGTGATCTCGAAACGGTCGTGCTGGCAGTCGATACCCGCGGTGAGAATGAGCGAGCCACGCGGCACAACGCCAAGATGCACACCAGGCTCGGCGAGTTCCGCGATCAGCTCCGAGTTTTGTTCCTTGCGTTCGCCGGCGAACGTCTCGCCGCATACGAGGTTTTGGAACGCTGCCTGCTTTTCGGGATTTGCGTCGGCCTCGGCTTTACGCGTTGCGATCTCTTTCCAGGTGAGTCCGAGACCTTCGGGCGCATAGGCCGCCCAGAGGTGATAGCTCCGATGCAACGGATCCGCTGCCGCATTGCGCGGCTCCCAGTACGCGCCGTCGGGCGCCGGCGGGTTCTGCACGCGACCGCACCGACAATCGTCAGCAAACGCGAGATCGCCATTCGGCTCGACGTGGTCGATGACTCGAAGAGGTCGCTCGCCGCATGCAGCGCATGGGCTGCGCTCGCGCAGCATCGTGGTTTTGAAATGCGGCTCGATCACGCAACCATTCGCGACGCACGCGAACGTCCCGTTCGGTTGCAGGTTGTCTACGTGGAGGACCTGATGCTCGCCGCATACCGGGCAACGAACCATGTAGTAGCGCTGATCGCCGGCGAGGAAACCCTCGGCGATTTGACTGATGCCGGCGATGGTCGGCGTGCACGCGCGGTATTCCTTTGCGCGCTTTCCGTACGACAAGCGCCGCGCACCTAGCTGCTGCAGCGCGCTTCCCTGCCCTGCCAGGTTGCGGGGATATTCGTCGACCTCATCCGCGAAGATGAAACGTGACGTACGTTGCCTGAGCTGATTAGGACTGTTTGCCCAGATGACCCATAACGTGCCGCCGGGAAATTGCTTCTCGAGCGTGTTGTCGGATTCGAGCTTGTCCAGCAGCGCTGGCATCTCGGCGACAGCGGGCTCGAATTTCGTCATGGACCAGGAACGCGCCAGATCCTTGACCGGCTGCGCGACGATCATCGAATCGACGCCGCGATCGATGTTGTAGCACGTGAAGTTGATGCCGACTTCCGTAGCGCCGATCTGCGCCGACTTCTTGAAATCGACTTCGACAACAGGCGAATGGTCGCTCAGCGAATCCATGATTTCGCGCAGCGCGGGATTGCGTGCTGTGCGCCACGGGCCCGGCTCGGCACCGGCGCCCTTGGCGATGATCCGATGGGCGTCAGCCCATTCGCTGACCGTCTGCCGCGGCGGGCTCGTTGCGCCCTGCGCCCAGGCATCGCACACGACGCTGACCGCGTCGGCGAGCTCGACGTCGTATTCGGTCGGAACGAAGTCGAGTGTCACGGCGGCGTTTCTTCCGGAGCTGACACCTCGTCACGATCGGCGAGCATTTTTTCGCTTGCACGCCGCATATCCGCGCAAATCTCCTCCACCT